TGGTAAAGATCCTGGCTATCACGGCAGTCCGGAAAGTCAAGAATACTTGGCAGATGTGTATCATCAACTCATAACAGAAACTTGGAAAATACAATGACAACACAAACACGAGAAACATCAGGACCCGAGGACTTTGATTGGTTCAAAGATAACGGTATCTACATGCCCATGATCAACGACACTGGTCGTAATGTTTTCTACAAGGCCGCCATAGAAGCCGCAGTGCCAGGCAAGGTTGTGTGCGACATTGGATGCGGATCAGGTCTATTGAGCATCCTGGCCGCCAAAGCCGGAGCCACAAAAGTGTATGCTGTGGAAATGGACCCAGGTCGCGCGGCCTTTGCCGAAGCAATTATTGCCAAGCTGGGGCTGACAAATATTGAAATAATCAAAGGCGACTTCCTTGCCATGGATATCAAGGCTGACATTTATGTATCTGAAACAATAGGCGCACAGATTTACAATGAAAATATTATTAATATAGCAGAACATGCTCGTCGACATGGTGGTGTATTCATTCCCAGTCAATTTGACATGTGGGTTGAAGTATACGAACACCACCCAATTTTTATATTAACATCTGAGCGTAGTGAAGCATTTGAGTTTCAGCCTGACATAGAAATTGACCCAGTGTTTGAAAACAACATCAATTCGGTATTCCGTAACAAACATTCACTGGATGATACTTTGTACAAGGCCAACACAACTAACGATTTATTTCAATTATTGCCCAGGTTTACTGATTTAAAATTAAACAAGTTGTACACCACCCCTACATTAACAATTGATTTAAACCAACAGGTTGATCCTGCTGATTTAAAATTTGTAATCCCCAATTCATCTATACCGGTTGATCCTTATTTGTGTGAAGTTGCCCTGGCATTGTTTTGGAGAGCACGATATCAGGAGCATGTGATGGAAAGTGTTGACTGTTGGTGGCCGCATGTTAGCAAGATCATACTTCCACGCACAAGAAGCCCCGGGGTTGATACTGAGCTGTATTACGTGCCAGAGATTGACAACTGGAGGCTTAGGTTTTGAAAGCTATTGCCACAGTAGCACACCCAGATGATTGTGTAATATTTGCCCGCCCGTACATCGATGCCCACCCCGAGTATGATTGGCATATTGTATATCTAACATATATGGCACATGATCCTCGGGCTCAAGAAGTCGCCACATATTGGACAGCTCGAGGAATTGCTACAGAGTTCCTGGGATTTCAAGATGACTACAAAGATCAACAAACTCAGCAATTAAACTTTTGGTCTGGATCGGATGCAGAAGCAAGCATAAATTTAGCCTGCCAAGGAGCAGACCTGATCTTGACACATTACGAGGATGGTGATTATGGACACATACATCATAAAGTGGTACATCAAGCTGTGAAGAAAATGGCTATTGATCAGGTTTACTTTGCCAGTACTTTCAACTATAATACAAGATATATTGCAAAGGACAATTTACCGTTGGATCAATTTCCTTTGCACCGTGATGTTATTGAGCAGTTCAGTGACGTTAATTGCGGACTTTACATAGAACAAAAATGAGAATATTAACACTAGACAATCACAGTTTCGAAATGAATGAAATCCCAGACGAAGTAGAGGATCTGAGATTTTGTGTACTGGACAACAGTGATCCCAAGGAACCTGATTACTTTTACATTCCCTTGATCTTTTTAGAGAGTTTTAACAGTCCTGCTCTAGTGTTAAAGATTGGCAACAGCATTATCAAGATGCCGGTGGATTGGCAAATCTTAATTGGAGAACCGGACTTGGGTGATCTTGAAGTAGTGCCATTGACCAGTATCAACGATCGTGGGTTTAGTGTGTTTTGTTTCAACCCCATGAGCAGTTTTAGGCCAGAATTTAAAGCAGTTGAGATTGTAGACATCTATCAGGATGTCAAATGGTACTTTCCAAAACTAAAGCCTGGCCAGATGTTGGCCATACCACTGGAAGAAAACGCAGAAAAACCCTTGTGTGCTTATTTTGTCAAGGACATATCAAGGCAAAGTGAAGTAGTAAACTATAGTAAATGTTGGTAAGGAGACGAAATGGGACGACTTAAAGAAGGTGTTACACTCGTATACGAACGAGTCGATGACATAGTATATTCTAGAGAGTTTGGAGAAGATCCTGCGACCCGAGTACCGGTGGGTTGGGACTATGATAGTAGAACTCCCGACGGTAGACCCCTGCGTGACCATATACAGGAAGACCGGATGTGGGGCGAAATTAGGCGCCTGGCACGAACTAATGCTACACTACAAGAAGAAGTAGATCGTGTGATTGCAACCTATCACTTGATCAAAGACAATGGATAAACTGGCCATATCAAATGAAATGCTCGAGTTCGATCGCAAGAACCGTGCGTTTTATGATGACTTGACGGAAGAAGAAAAGAAAAAGTTTAGTCCTTTCTTGATGATTCGGTGGGGTGCAACAGTAGAGGGCGCGGCAGACCTACAGGCCTACTATTTGGTCAGTGCCAATGAGCGACTTAACAAACATTTCTTTGACATCAGCACCACACAACACAAAAAGTTTCATTGGCTATTGGCCAGTACAGTAAGTCCGGGCATGGGCAAGCAGTACCACAAATGGTTAGCCGGTAATAAAAAAGAAAACACAAACAAGGCCAGCCGGTTCCTGCGTGAAATGTATCCCACAGCCAAGTCGGATGAAATACAATTAATGGTGGAATTGAATTCCACAGATGACCTTAAACAGTTGGCACGAGCACATGGATGGGATGACAAACGAATTAAATCAGATCTATAAATGTCGCTATTGCGAAAAAGAGTTTCGCAAAGAAAGCACATTGACTGTGCATCTGTGTGAGCAAAAACGCAGATGGCAACAGGAAAAGGAAACTGGTGTACAGTTTGGTCTTAGAGCATACTTGCGATTTTACGAATATGCACAGGGCAGTGCCAAGTTGAAAACATACGATGACTTTGCGACCAGTCCATACTACAATGCATTTGTAAAGTTTGGTCGCTATTGTGTTGGCATTCGTTGTATCAACTTTATTAATTTCTGCGATTGGCTGTTGAAGAATAATAAGAAGTTAGATAATTGGTGCAGTGATCGACTATATACAGAGTGGCTTCCAGAATATCTCAAACGAGAAGCAGTACAAGATGCCTTAGAGCGGGCATTGAAGGAAATGCAAGACTATGCCGATCTTAACCCCGAGCTTAAAAACGGATTTAATGACTATTTTCGCTATGGCAACAGTAATCGCATTTGCCATCATATTGTTACCGGTCGTATTAGTCCTTGGATTGTATTCAATTGTGTCAGCGGTGTGGCGTTTCTTGATCAACTCATGGAAGACCAAGTGGCAATGATCATTGCCTATATAGATCCCGACTATTGGCAACGCAAATTCGTGGACCACCTGGCAGACGCTGAATGGACCAAAACCGTACTAGCAGAGGCAGGGCTATGAAATTCCGGTCAGACATTGACATAGACTTTGCAGATCGCACACAGGCATTGAATCTGTTACGGCACCATCCTGCGGGCATCATGCGTGATGGCGCCTTGATACGGCACAACACCGGCGTTTATGTCACAGACATTCCCACAGATCCATTTACAGGCATTGCCAGTATAGATTACAATCAGGCTGAAGACCGTGGATACACCAAACTGGACTTTTTGAATGTGTCATTATATACACAGATTAAGAGCGAACAACATCTCACAGCGTTGATGGCGCAGGAACCTGTGTGGGACTTGCTACGTGATAGAGATTTTTGTAGTCTGCTGATACACATAGGCAATCATTATGATACCCTGATGAAAATGCCCGAGCCTGTTGATACAATTCCCAGACTGGCCATGTTCTTGGCCATTATTCGTCCGGGTAAAAGGAATCTAATTGGACTGCCTTGGGACAAAGTGGCCGAAACCATATGGACGGCCACAGAAGACGGGTATGTGTTTAAAAAGGCTCATGCTGTGGCCTATGCACACCTGGTGGCAGTACACATCAACTTGATTTGTGAACAAATTAGTCAAGGCTATTCCTAACAGTATGAGGATACAAATTAGGACAATAACACGCAACACCTTAGCAGGCATTACCACAAGTCTTGCCATGGTGCCAGAGGTTGTGGCCTTTGCTTTGCTGGCCCATGTGAATCCTTTGGTGGGATTATATGCCGCAGTGATTCTAGGCTTAGTTACTGCCTTGTTTGGCGGCAGGCCTGGATTGATTAGCGGAGGAGCTGGTAGTCTTGCTGTGGTCAGTGTGGCCTTGGTTGTTACCCATGGAGTTGAATACTTGTTTGCCTGTATTGTGCTCATGG